ACTCTAACTGTTTGAGCTTGAGGTAAAGTTTTATAAGGTTTTCTTGATTGATAACTATACGTACAAGTACTTTCTGAAGATGCTCGCTGAATAGCTGTTAAATTTAAACTTTCTAATACTTTAACAACTAAAGCATCTGATTCTTTATATAAAATATCCATTTCTGTTATTTTATAAGAAGAACTTATATTAGTTGCTAAATCAGGTAAAGGTATTAATAACTCAATGTTATTAACATTGTTTTCCATCCAGTCTAGTATTGTGCTTCTATAAGCCGCATCTTCATCTCCTGATAAAAAATAACCTTTTTGTTTTGGTATATAAGCTATTTGTGTGAAAGGTGCCATTAAAGAATATTCACCATCATCAAACTTAAATCTATAACTAAACCTTACAAACTTATCTTCTAAAAAATTAGGATCACCAGGCCAGGTAGGATCACTACTTTCGTTTGACATAGTGGATGATAAAAACTTAAAGTTATCATTATCAGCAGGATTGTTTCCTGCATTAACTGGCGCTTGAGATAAAGTTATAACAGCACCATTTACATTAGCCACTGTTATAAAATCATTACCTTTTATTTTTTCAACACCAGTTTTACTAGCACTAACAACAGACATACCTACTGTTATTTTTGGGTTAGCAACATCAAGAGTAAATACAGTTGACGTAGGTGTAGGAGATGCTGCAACTATACCAGTTTCTTTTTTTACTAAACTTATAGGTTCAAAAGGATTATATTTAGCTACTGAAATCTGCGTTTCACTTGTATAATAACCAACGCCTTTGTCGATTGATATTTTTCTAGGTTGATTTCTATTGTCAGTAAAAAATAAAAGCTTTTCAATTAATGTAGCCTGTATTGGATTTGTAGTAGAGAAGTTTAAAAAAATATCATCTACTAATATAGAAATATTACCAGGTGATTTAGCGCTCCAAGAGTATATTATACATCTTTTTCCTGCAGGCGTATTTATTGGGACACTATTAAAATTTGTACCATCGGTATAATCAGTTGCAAAAACAAAAACTACATCGTTGTATTCATCTTGTACATAACCAATAATCTTTAAAGCAGCATTGTTTAAATTAGTCGCACTAATTAATGTATTACCTAAAACAGTTTCTAAAGCACCTATGTCATCATCTTCTGACTTACCTACAGATATGTTCTGCGCATCTCTATATTCACCATTAGGTATTAATCTATCGTCCAAGTCTTTATTCATCTTGGATCTTAGAAAACTATTTTTGATTTCTGCCATGTATTAAAATTTAAGCCACTTAGATTTACCTCTCATAACTTGAATAATTTGATCAAGCTTAAGATTAGATAGTCTAATTTTTGCGTTTCTTAGTTTAGCACTTCTTTCTCTTTTATATCTCTGTACTATATACTCTTGTGTATTAGCTGATGTAGCTAGTATAGCATGTGCTATATGAGAATATAAAGCATCTTCAGCCAGCTTAGGTATTCTTGCATTAAGATCATAAGCATTGCTATCTGATATATATTGTAATAATATTAACTTGTTTGCTAAATTGCTTGTAAAGCTAAACGTACCTTTTCTTTCATCTATTTTAAACCATCCATTTTTTTGACTTGTTACAGGGTCCATACCATATCTTTGACCTAATTGACCACTATAAACGCTTTGATCAAACACTGTGTTAGCGTTGTTTAAATTATTTACAAAAGCTCCGCTTATCTGTCTTGGATCTGTTTTATCCCAAGTAGCATTGATTTGAGATGTAACTTCTGTATTACTATTATTACTATCTTGAATAGGATTACCTAAGTCATCTTGACCAAAAGTATAATAAGGACTTTGGTTTAAACCATTACTAGGATATATTGTATGTAACACACCTAAATTATCAACCCAAGCTAATCTAACATAATTAACGTAGTCTTGAGGTATTGTTAAACTTAAGCTAGGTGGTACTGTAAGCTCAGATGATTTTATACTTTTTAAAGTATCATAACTAAATTCTTGTAAACCTCTTTTAGCATGAAATATTACATCAGATCTTTTAACACTAGATATGATTTTTCCAGCACCTACGTAAGCTATTAAAAAATTATTAATAACATCTACAAGCCTAGTATATTCATAACTACCAAAATTATTTTCTTTAGCTTCTTCTGTTAAATCTATTTTTACATATGTACCAACGGTTAAAGATTGTGGTATTGTAATTATGTTTGGTGTAAGCATTTGCCATACAGTAATTCTACGCACGCTTAAAGCTGTAGAATTAGGTATACCACCAGCTGGCAGGTTTTGATTTAAAGTTAACTGTGTGTTAGCACCATTTATTAAAGTAATAATTCCATAAACAAAACCAGTTGTTTTATTTACTAAAGAAAAAATGCTTCCACCCACTATATTAGCGTTAGCCGCAATAGTTACAACAGCTTGACCAGCGTTACTGTTACCATTAGCCGTTGCGTCAAAATCAGTGTTTACTGGTGTAAGTTCTGTCCAAGTTTGAGCATTAGCACTAGTAAATATTTTAAAATTATTTACATTATATCCTAAAGTTCCAGGGTCAGAATAGTTACCAGTTCCTACAACTAAATTAGTATCAAATGTACTAGTAAACGTTTGATTAACAGCGGTTGCCGGTACTGTAAACTGCTGAGCTCCAGCGTAATATTGTCTGTTAGTTTCGGTTATTAAACCACCATTAGGTATAGGCATAATTTATTATCTTTGTTGATTTATATTTTCTTGCTGAATTTGTGATGCAGCAACTTGTACTATTTCAGGACTTTTTATAACAACACCTGCATATAATAATATTTTTAATATTAATTCTGTTTGCTCAGCAGGATGTAATTCAAAATCAAAAGAAGTTGACGCGTTGTATATGTATTGATTACTACCACCAAGAGAAAAATTCCACACAGGAGCAATAGGTTTTCTTATATATGCAACACTAATACCATTAACTATAGATGTAGGGTATACAGCTACTTGATTGTTCTGATATGTATATATAGGATATGTAGTTGTTGGTTTAGTAAGATTAGAACTTAGCAAATGATATAGTTCACTTCTACCAACTCTTTCTAGTTCTTGAGTAGGTAAAGCACCAGTTGTGTAAAACAAATCACCTAATCTATAAAATTCTTTAGGATATACATTTATTATTAATGCTTGCCCAAGCGTTATAGGTTGAGAATTAAAATTAATATTTGTTCCAGATATTGTATACAAACTATCTGATAACAATACACCATTTTGAAAAACTTGTACTACACCATTAGTTACTTGATCAACTGTAGCAGTTTGAATAGTATATTGAGTCGTTGCTGCGGTTGTTACCGCGGGTAAAGTTGTAGTTGCTATTGGGCCTGAGCCAGAAAAAGACTGTGGTAAGTTAAAAACGTTGCTTGTAGATACTGATACAGCGTTTCCGAATTCTTTAAATATAGAGATTTTTTCATCAAGATTTATGACTCTATTAGCATAATCTTTGTCTGTTTGTGGAATACGTATTTGTTGGTTTAAGCTATCAAAATATGTTTCAAAAATTTCTAATTGAGCTTGGGCACCTGTTTTATTAAACTCAACAGGTGTCATATAACCTCTCTGCTCTTTATTTAGTATTAATAAAACGGTTTGATATACATTATTTACGTTTATTGCCATTTTAATATTTTAGTTAATAATGACAGGGCCACAGAAGTGACCCTTCACTATAATTATAGTCACATGTTATTGTAACTTTTTCTTAATTGTTTTAAAAACTTCTACACCTTCATCAGTTTTAAACCAAGCAGCTAATGCTGAGTATGGATTTTCATCAAACGGTATAGTCATTAATTTTCTATTATTACTTCCCCATAAGAAATCTCTTTGATCTTGTGAAAGCTTTAATATACTTTGCTCTACAGCTATAATTCCAATGTTTCTTAATTCTACATTTTCATCAGCTGCTAAGCTTAGAAATAAATTAGGATTATTTTTAGCCATAATCAACAAATCTCTTTTAACTTCTTTTGAACTCATTGTTGATACTGCTGTTCCTTTTTCTACTCTTAATATAGCCTCTGCTAGATCAATTTCCATTTCTCTTGCAGCTATTAAAGCATCTATTTCTAAATTTATTGATTGCATATCATCTTCTGCTTCAACCTCGGCTTCGTACTCATGATAAGTACTGTTTAACCTAGGATGATATAACGAAAGCAATTTTTGTAAATTTTGCTTTTGTTTAGGTACCGTTAAAGATCCATTTTCAAATATGATATGACCCATTGTAACTTCACCTTTTTGTTCATCAACAAATGGCGATGCTTGATTAGTTGCATATCTAATTTCTCTTTGTGTACCTGTAGATTCATCAAACCACATTAATTGTGATCTTGCAGAATTTTTAGATGATAATGTATATGTTAAAGGTGTTTTACCTTCTGATAAGTAGTAAGTTCTACTTTTCATCTCCCATTTAGGGGATTTTATTTCTTTAGTCTTTGACATGATATAATATAATATAATTAATAAAATAAAGAGTATCTCCGCCCGAAGACGGAGATAAACTTTAAAGCAATCTTAGTTTTGGAATAATACGAAATTATTCGCAGCTTGAGTAACCAAACATCTTTCAGACAACCAGTTAACTTGCATAGCATCTAAGCTTGTAGTGTAAGCACCACCAGCAGATCCTGTGATCCAGTTTTTGTATCGTCTGTCTTCAGTTTGTGAAGCTCTATATCTAACGTGTAAGAATGGTCTTCTTATGTTAGTACCTAATTGTTGGTCATACACAGTTGATGTTCCAGCAGGTATTAATACACCTTCTATTCCACTTACTGCAACGGCACCTCTTGTAGAAGCATCGTTTAAGTATTTCCAGCTAGTTTTATAGAAGTCATAAGAACCTCTTCTGAAACCAGAGAAACCTAAATTAAGCGCCATATCCTCAGAGTTTTCAAATAAACCATAAGCAGTACCTCCAGCTTGTCCAGCAGAGATTTGCCCTAGCATATCATCAAAATCTAAATCTAAAGATCTATTTAAGAAAAGCATGTTTTCTTCGATAGCTCCTTGAGTATCTAAGTTCTTAAGAACTTGATCAAAGTCAGAAATACCTGTACCTCCAGAGAAGCCAGCCATTACATTACCTCTTGCAGCAATAGCAGCAAAAAGACCTTGAGATCCATGTGCAACAGCGTTACCACCAGCAGCACTAAATCCTGGTACACCAGCACTACCGCCAACAAATCCAGAACCAGCAGCAGCTAATTCACTTTCAACCATTGCCATTTCTAAATAGTCATCAAATCTTAGTCTTGTTTCAGACTCAGCTTTTAGATACCATAAGTATCCTGACGTACCATCTTCAGTTGCAACTTCTACCCAACCGATTTGAGCCATATCAGAACCATTTATTTCAAATGAATCTTTTATGATAATTGGTTGATTAGCAAATTGTGTAAACTGAGGCTGAATAGATTTAACAGATCCAGCTTGGTTAGCTACGTTAGTAGGTCCAACAGTTCCTTTTGCAAAGATAGATCCGTAAACGAATATCTTAAGAGTTCCAGCACCTATAGCAGAAGGAGCAAAACCACCGTTACCAGCAGCAAAGTTAGCTTGTGTAAAGTTAAGAACTGTAATACTTGTAGAAGTACCAGCACCATTTGCAACAGCAGATACAATACCTTTTTTAGTATTTCCAGTTGCAGGATCCATAATAACTACAGTGTCATTTGGAAAGATTACGTTTTGTACATTAACGTTTTGAGCTTGTCCAGGAAGTCCTTGAACTCCAGTAGGAATACCGAAAACGTTTGCAGCGGCACCAGCTAGTAAGCTAACACCAGTGTAAGAAATATGTAATCTATTTTGTTCAGACCAAATTACTTGATCAGATGTCATTGGCATTTCAGCGCCAACCATACGTAAGAAACCATTTAAAGTTCTATTTCCGTATCTTTCTACCTCAGCTTCGTAAACCTCAGGTAAGTACTGCTGAATGAAATCATTCGCACCACCGTTAAAAGCTAGGTAGTTTCCAGCTAGCAGTTGTTGTTTTTGAGAAGGTATAACCGACCCAAATACAGGAGAAATTTGTCCCATAATAATTAATTGTTTTAGTTTTAGTTAAATTTTCTTGTTTTTATCTTCAGTTTAGAAGAATCAAGACCGCTGATTGCTTTAACTTTAAATCCTCCTGCCATAACTTCTGAATTAGGATTTTCCCTAACGTCAGCCGATATGTTTTTAGATTTTGCAACAAGATTTTTAGTAGCATCGGATTTACCTTGCTCATAAAAATGTTTTGCAATAGAGTCAATATTTTCAGCAGCATACATAGCTTTATGATAACCTTTAACATCACTTACATTACCTTTATCATCTAAGAACTTCTTAATTGTGTTTGTAATATTTGATTGTTTAGTTGCAACTTCACTTGGATTTTTAACGCCATATCTAAATTTTTTCTCTCCTAAATCGATGTCAAAACCTTTGAAATCATTAGAAAAATAATTTTTAGTATTAGACTTAAAATCTTCATGCTGTTGTTGAGCTGTGTTTTGCTCTTCATTATAGCGGTTGAAAAAATCCATAGCCTTTTGTTGATTTTGGGTAACACCAGGTCTCAACTTGATTTCCTCGTAATATTTACCTTTTAAACTTTCTAAATGGTTTTTGGCTTTTGCAACCTCTTCTTTATATGCGAGTTTCTTTTTACGAACCTCACGTTCCTCGTCCACTTCTTCATCAAATGAAAAATTATCTTCAATCATGAAGTTAATCTCTTCTGAATCTAAGTGGGATTTGGCTTGTTTGTAATACTCTCTTAAAAGAGTATTATTATCTACACTAGAGTAATCAGCATTTAATCTAACATAATCTTCTAGTGTTCCACCTGTATCTTTCATAAAGTCTACAACTTTTTCGATATTTTCAGGTAGTTTAGCTACTTCTCTTGCCTCTTCAGGTGTAGGAGCAATAACTTTTTCTTCTATTTTTTCACCTATTTGTTGTATTTCTTCTTCTATTTTTTCTTCAATAGGTTCTACTTCTTCTTCTTCTTTAATTTCAGAAACCGGGCTGGGCTCTGGTATTGGTTTGTCCACTTTAGGGCTATCTCCGGTTTGTTCTTCCACAACCACCTTCTTTGTTTCTCCGACTTGAATGGCATCTGTTTCAGTTTTAGGTTTTGATAAATCTATTTTAACAGGTTCATCACTTTTTGTTAATTGTTTTGGCTTTTTAAGTTTTACCTTAAAAGTGCCTTCTTGTTTTACTTGTTCTGACATAATATAATATAATAAAAATTAATAATGGTTTAAGCAAATTGCTCTATACCGGTCTGCGCCATATCTCCACCACCTTCAAAATCTGTAGGTAGCATATCTTTTTGACGCTGCTCAATCATTTTTGATTGTTGAGTTGCTTGTATTTGTGTTCTTTTATCTTTACGATCTTCTATAAATTGTTCTTTTTCGCTAATTTTAGCATTTTGTTGTTGAGCTAGTTGAAGATCATATTGAAACTGTTCAGCCATAATTTGTTTTTTAATTAAGGCTTCTTGTTCCATTCTTTGTATTTCAAATTGTGATTTAGCTTGTTCGATTTGTATTTCTGTTTGGGCCAGTGCTTCTTGCTTTTGAACCTCTTGCATTGCAGCAGCTTCACTAGCTTGCTGTTGAGCTTGACCCTGAGCTTGAATTTGTTGCTGTTGTGCTTGTTGATCTTGTTTTTGTTTTTGTATTCTTCTATATTTTAAAACTTGATTAGCTAAAGAAGTATTTCTTATTTCTCTAATATCAATAGCATCTTCTAAGTATATTTGATTTTGTTGAAGAGCCATTTGAATATTTTGTTCTATCATAGCTTTTTCTTCCTCGTCAGGTTCTAGTTCTAAATACAAACCAAAATCATAAAGATGTAAATCTTCTATTTCTTTTAAAGTAGCTACATTAAATTTTCCAATGCTAGATTTTAAAGCATTTTTAGTTAAAGCAAATTCCATCATATCAGCTGCTCTTAATGAAATATTTTCACAAGTTCTAAGGGTTAAGTATAAGCTTGCGTTTAATATGTGTTTAGTTGCAATATTAGACGCATTAGCTGCCATTTTTTGTAAACCTACTAAAGCGTTAGGATCAGGTTGACTACCATCTCTAGCTTCATTAAGACCAGTAACATCTCTTATCATTTGTAAATAATACTGATAAGTATTTATTAATGAAGAAATTTTTCCATTAGCGCTTGACGATTGCAATTCTTGAATAGGCACCTTGCCTCTATTAGGATCACCATCTTGTGTTAAGCTTCTACCAACTATACTACCAGTTTGGAAATACATGTTTAAAGCTTCTTGCGGATTATAATTAGTACCATTGCCTAAATCAACCTCTGCAAGACCATCCACATCTACAAACACACCATCTGGAACTACACGTTGTATAACCTGCTGTAATTTTAATGATGTTAATTGTATCATATCAGCAAAACTAGTACATCTACTTACTAAAGATTCTATACGGCCTTGATACAAATTAGGTGCACATATAACATAATTCATATTAACTTTAGTTAAATCACTTTTAGGTCTAGTCATATTTTCAGCCATTTTCCACTCTAGCATTTGCGGAACACCCATAACTTTAGCACCACTAAATAAAACCTCTATACTTCGTGACACTCTTTCAAAATTATCACTTTCTGGCGGATTAAAAGTATCTGGTTTTTCTAGTGTTTTTTCTAAACCTGTATCAGTTATTTTTATTTTAAACACTTGATCTATAAATGTTTTATATTCAAAAAATAATATCTGAACTAAATCATTGTCATAATTAGGATTAGCTATATAACCATCACGACCAGGGTATCTTACCATCATTTCCATTTCTTCATCAGTAAGATATGGGAATTTTTTCTTTATTTCAGCTAAAGTCATAGATTTTATTTCACCTACGTAATAAATATCTTCAAAGTTAGGATCATTAGTATATGAATAAACTAAATTAGCTGGATCAACATAATCAACAACAACGCCTTCAGCTTTGTTAAAAGATGTTTTAACAGCTC